TAAGCATCTTGGCAATATGCATGACACATTACACTATATGAAAGATGCTGGGATGCTTGAGTCTTGACAAATCTCAGAAAATCCAGTATGATCAACTATGTTAAGGATAATGCATCATGACTTTAAAACAGTTTAAAAGAATTGACAGGCACGGGCACGAGGAAATCTGGGAGTGGGAAGAAACTCCTGAACTCAAGGAGTTTATTAAGAGACAGTCATTTTCTAAACTGACTGCACCCCCTACCCGTCCTGAATAATCCGTGTTATAATATACGGAGTGCAGGTTTAGCAATTTGGTAAATGCACCGTTCTCATAAAGCGGCTAAAGTGGGTTCAATCCCCACAACCTGCATTTCCTGTTAAATATAGACAGGAAACACTGACAAAGCAAATGTCTCAAGATTTCAAATACACAATTAGGCGTCGTCATGTATTCGTTGATAACGAACCTGTGATGATGTATTTTGTTGAGAATATGCCATTTGCTTTTGATGTTCTCGAAAGAGAGCAAAAAGAAGATAAGTGGATTCTTTCTGAATGTGCAATTAATCAAGAATATACACTAGAGGATATCTTTAGATTTTCTGATTACTTGATTGCTGAAGAATGTCATCCAGTATTGTTTGAATTAGATCTCATTAACCCAGAAGTATTACCTGATGAACACCTTTCTTGAATTATTGGAAGGCACCTTTGCTAACAAACGGCAAGCACAAAGTCATCCTACTCGTTATGCACATATTAGGGTTCAACACAGAAAAATTTCTGAGAATAGAATCTATGGAGAACAGGCATATAGTTATCTTCTAAATAGACCATATCGACAATTCGTGATTGAAGTAGTCGCTGAGGAAGAAAAATTTCGACTCAAAAATTATGAAATCAAAGACGCTCAAAAGTTTATTGGGTGCAAGAATTTAGATCAACTTACTGATGACATCTTAACATGCCGTGATGGATGTGATATTATTATGGAGAAAGTTGGTCACAACACATACAAAGGTGGAACATCTACTTGTAATTGTTGGGTCGATTGGAAAGGTGTGAAGACTTACGTTCAGAACGAGGTTATGCTGTCAGAGACAGAGTATCAAGTTATTGATCGTGGTCTTCATGCTGAAACACACCAAAAAATTTGGGGTTCTAATTACGGAGCATTTAAATTTGTAAGGCAGTGAAGACGATGCATTTTCAAATATACAATCACCCATTCCCACACATTATTATCGAAGAAACCTTTAACGAGGAAGAACTGGAGTTAGTCTGGAAAGAACTAAAACTCCTTGATAATGATCTAACTGGTCCAGATGAATATGATGCTGCTAAAGCACAAGATGGAACATATCTAACAAAAGCAAAAGGTCTGTCATTGGACAAGATGTATAGAGATAGACGTTCGTCTTCTGATATTCTGAAGATTACTCAAGAAGTTTTATTTAATTCTCATTTTCTTGATAATATGATTGGATATGATAACTATTGGGTTACATACGCTCACTCTAATCAAGACTTTACTAAGGTTAGAAAGTATTTCCCTGGTGATGGATACGCTCCACATTCAGATTTTTGGGTTAATGCCATTGTTAGCACTACACTATGTGATGAAGAGGACATGGGCGGTAATCTGTACTTCCCTAGGCATGACTTTTGGATCAAGACAAGAAACAATGAAACTGTAGTTTTTCCTGGTTGGGTAGAACACAGTGTGACAAAGATGATTGACTATGAAAGATATGCCATTACAAAGTTCATCTCATGTTCGAACAACGTATAAAGAACAGTTCGGATACATTTACATGTGTCTTAAAGAAATAGCATTAATGCTTATTCTCAAAGATAGGTACAGACCCCGTTATAAATAAATCCTAGGATAAAAGATATACCGCAGGGTCAGATTAATCATGCCATTAACACGTCTGGATAACCTTATCAGTAGCAAAACTGGTAAGTATCTTTATGTTTCTCCTGATGATTTCAACGCAACAGATGCGTTGTCTAACAGAGGTAATTCACCAATTACTCCATTCAAGAGCATTCAGCGTGCCTTCTTAGAGATTGCCAGATATTCGTATCTGCCTGGTCCTGATAACGACAGATTTGACCAGTTCAGCATCATGTTGATGCCTGGTATTCACTACATTGACAACCGTCCTGGTCTAGTAGATACCAGTGGCATCAATGAGTTTGGGTTTGACCAAGCACTTAATGCTTGGACTGATAACAGCATTCTTGATATCTCCAACCCAGATAACATTCTCTATAAGTTTAACAACACTGAGGGTGGTGCTATCATCCCTAGAGGTTCTTCTCTCGTAGGTTATGACCTAAGAAGAACTGTTGTTCGTCCTATGTACGTTCCAGATCCTGCATCTGTTACAGTTCCTCGTTCTGCAATCTTTAACGTAACTGGTGGTTGCTATTTCTGGCAATTTACTATTAAGGATGGTCAGACTACATCAGAATCTCCTCTTTATAACGGTCCAGCAGGAACTGGTGAGGTTTATTATGACCCTAATGACTTTACTAGAAAGACTGCTCCTAACTATTCTCACCACAAACTAACTGTATTTGAATACGCAGACACAGAAGAGTTGTCTCTATTCTACAGAAAGATTGCAAAAGCATTTGCTGGTTATCAACCAACGATTGACGATCCAGGTGAATTCGAATTCAACATTCAAGAGAATAGAATTGTTGGTCCTCTTTCTGACTCTAGAGTTATTGAAAGTCTCAAGCTAACTGATGCAACAACTGATCCCACTATCGCTGCTTCTACAGCAGAGGTTGAGGTAACAACTAAGGTTGATCATGGATACTTTGCAGGTCAGTTTGTTTCTGTCTCTAGCACAGAGATTGATGACGTACTAGAAGGATTCTTCCCAATTAAGGAGATCGATCCTAACGATCCTCGTAAATTTACATATGAAGTACCAATTGTTGTAAGTGCGATTGGACAAAATTTGGTATCTGGTCAGTTAATTAGTCAATTGACTACACCTGCACTAGGACAGAATGCACAGACTCTCGCTGAGGTTGATTCTGTTGAGTCTGCATCACCATATGTCTTTAACGTATCGATTAGATCTACGTGGGGTATTTGTGGTATCTGGGCAAACGGTCTTAAGGCAACAGGCTTTAAGTCGATGGTTATCGCTCAATACACGGGTGTTTCGTTGCAGAAGGACGATAGAGCATTCATCCGTTATGATGAGTATTCTAACACTTGGAACCAAGCATCACTATTAGATGCATTTGCTACTGTTCCTTATCATGCTAAGGGTGATTCTTATTGGAAGGATGACTGGAGAAACTTCCACGTTCGTGCTTCGGATGATGCTTTCATTCAGAACGTTTCTATCTTCGCTGTTGGTTTTGCTGATCACTTCCTGATGGAAAGTGGTGGTGACATGTCTATCACCAACTCGAACTCCAACTTTGGTAATACATCTCTACATGCTATTGGTTTCAAAGGATTCTCCTTTAACCAAGATAAAGGTGGTTATATCACTGATATTATTCCTCCTCAGATAGTAGAAGATAATACTGATACTGTTGAGAAAATCAATTATTATACAGTAGATATCTCTGGAACCACCCAGGACTCAGCAAACTTCACTAAGTTGTTCTTGGGTAGTGATGACATTATCACTCCATCGGATCGTCCTGCTGTTGCTATCAGTGGTTACAGACTTGGTGCTAAGACAGACGATAAACTTTATGTAAAACTAGATCCTATTCAATCAGGTGGATCTCAGTTGTTCAATGTAACACTTGATCCAACAGGTTATATCAAGTATATTGCTAAGGGTTCTATTCTAAACCCATCTGGTCTAGCAATTGACAGTGTAAGTGCAGACGCTGCTAACTTAATTGAGAGCAACCGTCGCATGATTCAGGAGGAAGTCTTCGGTTATATCATTGAGAAGTATCCAAGACTCAGAAATATTTCTTATGTCAATCCTGGTCTAAATCCAAATGCAAACCGCTACTTTGATGGTCGCGATCTAATCATCGCTAACCGTCAGGAAATTATTGATACCGCATATGCATCAACTGCAGTAACATATCCATCTACAACTATCAATAAGGTTGATATCGGTGAGATTGTTGATGCTGTTGCAGAAGACTTGAGAGATGGTGGTAATGCTAACACCATTGGCAAGGTAAGAGAATACTTTAATGGTACTGGAACTCTTGCTTCTTTTGTTGGACAAGAAGACGAAATTCTCTGGGCATTCAATAGATCAAGAGATCTTTGTAAGAAAGCAATTGCTAACCTATTGCAGGTCAAGGCAGATATCTATGATCCTAATCCTAACAGCACCCTTGCTGGTTATGGTGTAGGTGTTGGTTACACTGGTTCAGAAGCAGAAGAAGCAGGACTAACAGATAATGGTGTAACTGTTGATGCTGCTAATACACAAGATCCCGCAGGTCGTAACAAGGATGGTCGTAACCGTATTGTTGCTAACCGTGAATTTATTCTTGACGCAGCACTAGCAGAGATCGCTGTATATCATCCAGACTTCTACATCCCTGGTGATACACAGAGCAACGAACAGTCACGTTATGCTGATGCTTTCAGAATGATTCGTCGCAACAGCAAAGAAGTTGCTGATAAAGCTCTTGCTGCTATTGCACTAAACCATCCTGATTTCTACTTCCCTGGTGATCAGCAGACAGATACTGGATCAAGATTTGCTGATGCTTATCGTTTGATTCAACTAAACAAGGATGAGATTGTACTGAGTGCATTCGATTATATGAATGCAAACAATCCACCATCTCCTCTACCAGCAAATTATGAGACCAAGTGTAAGAGAGACATTGGATACTTCCTTGATGCTATCTCACTCGATGTCTTCCTAGGTAGTAATGAGTATGCATATAGATTTGCTGCTGAGTATTTTGATGTAAATGGTGATCCAATCAGTAATGGATTGGTTGATGAAGAAAGTTCATCTTCAGTTGCTTTCACTCAAGCAGCAGCACAGATGAAGTTGGCAGTTGCAAACCAACTCACAGTAACAGACCTAACCATTACAGCAGATCCTCTAACTGGTTCTAATACAGATGTTAATTCCTGTGGTAATGTCCAGTCTGCTATTGATACTTTAACCACCATTGTTAATACTATTATTATCGATGGCAACCTAAGCAGTCTTCCTATTGAACTTAACAAAGGAACACTTGTCAATGGTGAGTTGAAGTGCTACAGAGATATTAACTACTTCATTGATGCTATCTCTGTTGATTTGTTTGTTGGTGGAAACAAGCACACGAGAACATATGCACAACAGTATTTCTCTGGTTCTAGCACACAGATTCCCGATGGATTGCTTGGTGAAGAAGCAGAAAGTGTAACTGCTTTTGATGCTGCTTCTATCGTCATGCAGCAGGCAGTTACCAATGCTCTATACTACAAGGATCTTACTGTAACCCCAGGTGAAGCTGAGTATGGAGATGGCAATGGAGTTGTTAGTAACATTGACTCTACTGCTTGTACAGATGTACAATCAGCAATTTCTAACTTGGTATCTATCGTAACTGATGTATTCCAAGGACAACCAACACCATCTCTAAACAGTCTGCCAGCAGAGAACCTAGGAACTCTCCTTGCAGGTGAAACTAAGTGCCGTAGAGACATCGGTCACATTGTTGATGCAGTTGCACAAGACCTTTGGTTTGGTGGTAACGAATTTACTATTGCAGCAACGAAAGAATACTTTGATGCAAATGATGGTACTGTCCTAATCTCCAACGGTGTTGATAACGAAGTTGCTCCTTCGATCACAGCATTCAGAAGAGCACAGGATCTAATGAACCGTGCTGTTAATAACCAATACTATAATCGTGATCTAACAATCACTCTAGATGCTGTTGGTGATCCTCCAGTATTCTCTGACATTCATTCTAACGCTTCTATTTCTATCACAGACAATAAGAAATTTATTGCGGAAGAAGCATATCAGCGTATGCTTGCTGCTTACCCAGCATATGTTCCTCAGACAGGAAACACCAAACAGGATTGTTTAGACGATGTTTATGATGTACTAGATCAAATCGCTTATGATGTTAAGTTTGGTGGCAACCATAAGACATATGATGCTGCCGAAGTTTATGTAACTAATATTTTCAACGGTCAAGTCGTAGAGACATTCATTGATGCTGAGCGTGATGAAGCTGCCAAGGTATTCCTTGAGGCAAAGAATATCGCCATCCAAGTTATCAACAACGAAACTGTATCTGTTTCTGCTGGTAACACAGAGACTCAGATCTTTGATTTTACTCAAACTGATGATTGGGATGATGACGCAGCACCACTACCTCAGTGTGGATCTGCTGTTGCTGCTACTGATACTCTCTTCGGTATTATTATTCAAGCAATTGGCAACGATGGTGGAGTTGGTAATCTAAATGGTATCACCAGAACTTCTACGCCACAACCAACCGCATATGCTATAGGCAACTGCTCTGATGTATTGGGAACTATCGATACTCTTGTAAGTATTGTTGTTGATACTCTCTATGCTGGAGATCTAGATGCTCTACCAATTATTGATAGTGGTGAGTGGGATTGTGCTAATGTACGTTCTACAATCGAATCTCTCTATGATATTGCTGGTGATGCAATCCTTGGCAATACTCTTGGAGAACTACCTGTTCTCAACCAAGGAGACTTTACTCTCAACAATGAGGCATCTAAGTGCTTCCGTGACGTAACATATATCGTTGATGGTATTGTCAATGACTTGAGATTGGGTGGAAATATCGCTTGTGTTCAGGCAGCAGAAGCATACTTTGTTGGTAACCAACTCGATTATATCGATGGTGAGAAGACAGAGACTCTAGACGCATGGGATTATGTCGGACAGATGGCAACTGCTGCCATGAGAAACTTCGACTTCCTTGCATTCAACTGCTCCACTACAATTGGTTCTGCTATCGTTGATGTTGGCGACACTCGTGGTATTCTAATTGGTATGAGTGTTGTTGAATATCTCAGCACAGATTATGTTGATGGTCTGCTACAACCAGGAGCGACTGCTGTTTATTCCAACATTCCAGAAGGAACTTTCGTTAAGAAGATTGTAAGCAATACTCAGATTGAGTTGGGTGTTGTAGGATCCAGACTAGAAACTGGTGATACTCAAAACGCACTACAAAATAGCACAACTACCGACCTCTACTTCACCTTCGAGCAAGGAACTTGGGCAGATACTCTACCTAAGACTGTAACAGTCGGACCTGCTTCTAGCAATCCAGATGTAGTTCAGGATACAACCACTGCTCCTGGTAATGTTGAGTGTTCTGGTGTTACTAACGCTATTGAAACTTTAACTGATGCAATTACAACCATCATCAATACTGGTGTTGGTAGTGTAACAAGACAAGAACCAACGGTTAATAGTGTTTCCCTTTCTTCTAGAGCAACTGTATTTACAATTGACACTAGCGGTATTGGCACATCTAACCCTCATAACTTTGAGACTGGAACTGCAGTCAGACTCGTTCCACGTCCTCGTTTCGATGAGGTTACTGGTAAGTATGTTGATGTAGATAAGCGTCTCGTCAGACTACCAAATGGTTTCGAGACCAATAGAACATACTATGTAATTTCTCCTGGTAGAAGAACACAACCAGAAGATTATAGTAACACTACATTCTTCAATGGTAGTGATCAAACGAAATTGATGCTTGCAACTTCTAAGGAGAATGCTGCAGCAGGTATCTACATCTATGCTTCTGAGACTGAAGGTATTGATCCAAACATTGAAATTGATATCTATCAGTTCCTAACTGATGATACTTATGATCTACACAAGTATAGTTGTAATCTAACCAACACGGTAAATGCTGGTATTGAGACTAATATCTCCAACATCTTTGATGTACCATTCGCTTCTGTAACTCCTCAAAAGGTATTCTTCAGAGCTATTACTGGTGGCACCCTACCAGCAGTTTCTACTACTTTCGAAAATGATTCTGATGTTGCAGTAACTGATCCAAATAATGCAAATCTAGGAAAAATTAATCCAGTCAAAGAATTCTTTGCTCGTTATCAAAACAACAAAGTATTCACCATCCACAAAACACATGCGGATGCTATCAATAATGTAAATCCAATTCAGTTTGGATCTGGTCAGACTTCTATTGAGTTTGAAGTATATGCTAACAAGAGAAGAAGTCCTGTAAAATTTGATCCTGGTTTTACTGATACTGCAACTGATTCTGGTAAGTGGTTTATCCAGTGTAGAGATGAAAGTAGTTCTCCTGATAATATTTTCTCCAGAATTCAACTGAGTGACTATGGCGATAGACCTAAGACTACAGACATGTGGTTCGAGCGTGTCGAGGATGATCGCGACAAGGATGAGAGAACCTATAAGATCAGATATGTCATTCCTAAGTATCTTGAGAATGCTAGAGATCCTATCAATGGTTTCGTTCTTAAAACAAGAACTGACGACACCAGAAAACTTGTTCCACAGAAACTCCTACTCAAACCTGTAACTGGATCTGTTTATGGTGCTCGCTTTAGCAACCCAGTTCAGGCAGATGAATACATTGGTTACACCAAAACGGACTTTGCTGATAACAATCTAAACCTTGATGCTGCATATGATCCTTATAAGAAGGATTTGACTGGATCTGGTATCAACTACATCCAGTATGCTAAGTTTGCTTCTGGTATTCAAGCTTCCATCCAAAGTGGTAGATATGTTGAGGACACTCTTGATCCTACAATCAAGTATCTAGAACTAACGGTCTTTGATCATGCTGTTGATGCGATCAACTTCCCTGGTCTAAGAAACGAAGTATTTACTACAGTTAAAATTACTGCACCTCAGGGCGGAGATTTCACTGTAAGTAAGACACAAAGTGTTACTGCGAACGAAGTTGCTTTCACTGGTAATTCTTCTGGTCTCGCTAATATTCATGCATACTACAGTGTTGGTGGTGATCACTATCTAATCATCAAGAACATCCGTGGTGGCAAACTTGAGTATAGTGAGTATTATGATACTAGATTTACTCAAGGTAATGTCTTTGCTGATATGCTGGAAGACCAGGATATGGGCAAATCTCTACCTCTGAAAACACTAATCAGAAAAAATTATCCTGAGTATTATTACAAGCAAAACGGCGCTAACATTTATACCATCACTCCTGGTGATCGTATTCAGGATAGTGCAGGCGTTGAATACTATGTTTATAGCGTCGAAGATGCAGGTATTATTGAAGATACCTTCTATATCTTTGGTTATGAGACACTACAGCGCAGAATTGCTGGTCAGCAAGATGGTGTCTACTATCTAACTGCACTCCGTGGTAATGTTTCACCATTCCCAACTGGTGCTGGTGTTGCTGATAACTTTAAGAAGTATAAATTCTCGCAACCAGTTAGCAGACTATATCCACTAAACTACAAGAACGATCCTCTTTGGTTTAAGAAGAATGGTACTTCTAGTAAGGAAAAAGCATACTATGAATTACTAATTGACCCACCATCAACATTCTCTGCTGCTGACAACTATGTTCATGGTTTAGTTACAACTAATGACTACAAAAACTCTGTAACCAAAGAATTGGTTGAGGATCTATTTGATCAACCAGCGTTCATTAACAATGAATATACTAATACAACCTCTGATGGTAACGGAAATGTAATTGACAACAGAGTTAGAGCACAAAAGGGTAATGCAACTTCTGGTTCAGAAGATCGTCTCATTCCTATTTCTGGTGATAGCATGGTCATGTCAGATCAGCGTTACTACGTTGAACTTAGAAGACCATCTATCGCTCGTGCAGGTAACCATACATTTGAGTATCTTGGTTTCGGTCCTGGTAACTACTCCACAGGTCTCCCAGCGCGTCAGGAGATCGTCCTAACACCAGAAGAGGACTTCTACGCACAATCGAAGAAGCAAGACGCTGGTATCGTCTTCTACACGGGTATCAACTCTCAGGGTGATCTTTACATCGGTAACAGAAGAATCAACGCTATCACTGGTGAAGAGACATTCATCGATGCTGCAATCCTAGAAGATGATGGCGATGATGAGGACGTAATAGGCGGTCTCGTTACCACCTTCGATACACCTGTAACGTTTAACCAAAACATTACAGTTGTTGGTGGTGAGGGACAACTCACTAATACATTTGAGTCTCCTATTCTCATTGCTGTACAGGACGGAGATCTATCCCAAGAACGTCATTCTCTAATCATTCGTTCTTATGTTTCTTCTATTGATCCTGTAACCTTTGATCAGCAAGATGAGAGTCTTGATAGAACTGGATGGTTGCCTGATCCTAACAGAGGCGATATCAGAATCGGTAAGAATAGAATTCAATCTGCAATCTTTGGATTCAATTCTAGAGGACAGGGACAAGAATATAAGTTCTTGACTCACACTGTTGGGGGTGTTCCATCAAACTTATCACCAAACCAATCTCCAGAGATTCCTTCAGACCCCAATGCTGCTCTCGAAGGATCTAGAGTCTTCCCCGAACAACTTGTTAATTACAATGGTGATATTCCAAGATCTGGAGATGTCCTGTTTAAGGGTTCTGAGGTTGGAAGCACAGGATCCATGGGGTGGATTCTATCTAATTACTTCACCACCATTGCAAATACTAGCATTGGTAATATCATCTTTGATGACACAAATGTCGTCAAGATTACATTCGTTGATGTCAATAGTGGAATAGATATCACATGTTCTCAACTAGGAATTACTTCTGCTTCTCAAATCAGATTTACGAACTTCTACCCAGAACCATCAATCAACCTAACCTGGACGATTTATTCTCCTCCTGGAGATGCGTTTAATGGAAATAATAACTATCTACATTTCCAAGCAATTGATGCTGTTGGTGCTCAAACTTTGGTTTGGGATACTGTAGTCTCTGGTGCAACTGGTGATGCTCCAACAGTTGAATTCTCTAATTCTAATTGGAAGGAACTTGGAGTTATTGGTGCAGAATCAATCAGAACTGAAACTGAATTATGGGGAGACTTTAAGGTTGGTGTTAATACCGTCGCAAGAACTCCATGGGAGTCTGCTAAGAATGCTTGGAATGATCCTCTATTCACTAAACCTCGTGCAAACTTTGATGTTGTTGGTAACACATTTATAAGTGGTAAGAAGGTTCTTAGATTCTTGAGAGAAGGACTACAGTTCAGAACGCTTACCAATCAAGACCATGCATTGTTGGTTGGTGGAAATAGTGAAAGTCCAGACGAGATCGCAGCATTCCGTATTTCTACAACTCCTGGACCATTTGGTCAAGGTAGAATGAGTGTTAATGCTACTTTTGATCAATTAAATTCAATCGGAACAGATCATGTTATCATTGGATCTACTAACATCACTGGCAATCTTCAGGTTAATGGTGGATTAGAAATCTTCGTTGGTGATATCGACACTACCAGCGGAACACTTGATATGATGAATACACCTGAGACAATCAGGTTCATCATGAATGCAAGCAACATCCAGTTTGCTAATGAATTGACCAATACCGAGACAATGAGTTTCCAGTTTGGTAATTATGCACAAAATCAAACCTTAACATTTGGTGATCAATCTGAAGTTACAACTCTGAACGTTCATAGAAACTCACAAGATTCTACGATTAATATCGGAACAGTTTCTAATCTAAATGACAGTTATAGTTCTACTATTACTATTGGTGGAGCATTCTCAAGTTCGAGATCTCAACTTACCATTCAGAATAAGAACATTTCTCTAGATGGTGATGTTGAGGTTGGTTCTGGATATACTTCTGGTGCTGGAACTGGAAGATTGTTCTCCTTGAATTCTAGATTTGAATTCCTAACTGCTAGTGGCGGACCTTCTACTGTTAGACTTGCTACAACTGCTTCTGCTCTCGATATTGGTGGTGTTGGCGGAACAACAACAATCAACAATGCTTTGTATGTAAAAGCAAGAGCAGATTTTGATGGAGATATCCAACAGAACGGTGGATTGAATGCTGGCGGTGTCAATATTATTAGAGGTGTTTTTGGAACTCCTGCTGTAGGTCAGCCTGCAGGTGGATTACCAGATAATTTCAACTTGGATCTTTACAAGAAGATTGATATTGGTGGAAAGACTCTTGATACTCAAGGTGTTGCTAACATGCCAGTATCTGAAGAATTCATTAGATTGAGTGCTAATTCAGTTGGACAAATTCTACTGGGTGATTATCTACTACTTGCTAGTGGAACAGATACGCAAGAAACAGCATCAGAATTAGTTAGAGTTATTGAACTTACTAACTTAAGTGATATAACCGATCCTGAAGGTATTCGTGTTAAGGTTGAAAGAGGTGTTGATGGTACTGTAGCAAGAGTTCATGCTGACAATACACCAATCTTTAGAATTGAGAAGAGTGAGAATGTAAGTTTCTCTAAAGATAATCTTACTAACGTTGATTCTATCTTAGAAACTGCTGAATTTGGTGGATCTCTAAGAGCAGGTGATTACATCAGAATCAATGATAATGAATTCTTGAAGATTGAATCTCTAATCACTTCTCTAACATCTACTCAGAAATTCACCATTAACGATGGTGGTGATCCAGAAGTCATAACATTCCAAGTTGAATCAACAACTGGTAACACGTTTATCAGAGGAACTACAGATATCTTTGATACTACAACTATTCATGGATCTACTGCTCCTGGTGATCAAAAACTAATCATCACGGACGGTGATACCATCCCTACGGTTGTATTTGATGTAGATAGTGCTCAAGGTAACACTAGAATCCTTGGTGATCTTAATGTTGGTGCTGGATTCAATAAGTTCTTGGTTGAAGATGATACTGGTAACACCACTATCAAGGGCGGAAATCTAATAGTCAGAGACTCTGCTGATACCAATAACAGACTCCACTTCTCCAACAATCTAGGAAAACTTGAGATTGCTGGTGAATACTTCTCATATGGTCTAGGAGAAAATACATTTGCTGGTGACCTAGTTATCAACGGTGGAGATCTAACTGTCAATAGTAATGGCAATAAGATCTTCAAGGTCCAAGATAACGGAACTGTTGATCTTGGTGGCATTGAGTACTTCTATGGTCCAACTGGAGCAAGAAGATGGGATTATGTTACAATTGCTGGTGGTGATGCTGGAGTAATAACTCCTAACATTAACTACTTCACCAATGCAACTGGAGATCTGTATATTAAGTTGCCTCAAACACCAGCTAATGGTGATATGGTCAGAATCATTGACATTGGTGGTAACCTCAAGTATGATCTTAAGTTGATTATTCGTGCTGGAACTGGCGTACCAATTCAGGGTGATGCTACCAACGTCGCTGCTGATGTAATTGGTGTTAATCTATCACAGCACAATGGTGGTGAATTGATTGTAACAACTCCAAATGCTGCTTTCGGTTTAGTTTATGCGGGACCAATAAATAGTGATGGTGGTGCTAGTAACGTACCAAGCACTGCTGTTGGTTGGTGGTTGATGGAAATCTAAATGGCAAACTACGGAGCAATAAAAACGATGAAGGCTTCGTCCATTGGCACTATCATGCCATGGACGGGATCCTTGTCTGAGATACCTAAGGGTTGGATTATTTGTGATGGAGCAGGAGTTTCTTCTAGGGATTACCCATTGCTAGCACAAGCAATTGGTGAAACTTATGGTGCTAGTCCTGGATTTAGTGTTCTTGATTTTCCTTGGAATATAAACAATCCAACTCATCAATTCTTTTTACCTGATATCTCGCAAAAATCTCTTGCTGATATTCAAACAGATTATTTTGGTGCTAATGCTATTGAATCTGCGATTGATACTGCAGAAGCAGCAGCAGTCGTAGGAGGATTTATTGGTGCTAATACTGATAATGGAGCTCCAAACAGAATATCTGATGCAAATACAGATATTTTATTCACTTATGATCCAGAGAGTGATTTTAGTGGAAGAATTGAGGACCAAGTATTTGATCCTGGTGTAGGAGTTAGAACATTATATACAGGCGGTAGAAAACTGGGTAGAAGGCATATGCCAATTCATACTCACCCAACTAGTGTTCCAACTATTGCAGGTATTAATAGTACTAAACCTGGATCTGGAGTTTCTTGCTCTAGAGAAATTGAATATGACTTCTTCAAGGCAGCATTTGACGATTTTCTTGGTATATTTCCAACTGAGATCAGAGTTAGTGGTTTCTCGGAACCAAATGGTACTGCATTAGGAAATGGAAGTCCTGGAGTTGTTCTTGGTAATGTTCAATCGGAAATTCCACCAAGTAACTTAAAACCAAGAACTGTATATTCTCACGGTATTTCTAATTGGATTGGTCGAGATGATGCACCTGACGTTCCAGACCCACTTAGAGAACCAAACTTTGCAGCAGCAAATAAAAAATTCGAAATTGGTCAACAGGCACCATATGGTTTAGGTGGAGATCCTGTTGAGACAACTCATAGAAACTATGATGATGGTTCTTTTAACCATGGAGATGGTTCTGGAAGTAATGAAGCACATCTACCATATGAGGTTTTCTTTAATAGTTCAGCTATTGACTTCAATGTGGTAAATAATCCTCCTGCTGGACAACCAACTCAAAAAATTGAAGCACATGACCACCAAACGTTTCAAATTGAGTATAGTGACAATGACTCTACACTAAGAGTTCCTTCAAACCTTGCTACAAATGTAACTTCTAATGTGGTGCCAAATAATCTACCAGGAGCACTAAATATTACTACAACTATACCTACACCAAAACTGGTTGTTTTGTACATTATTAGGGCATATTAATGGCGAATTACGCAGTACAAAAAGCAAAATACGGTGGCATAGTAGGAAGTATCCAAATATTTACCACTGACTTACCTAGTGCAAATCTCTCAGATCTTGGAGATTTTAGAACAAAATTGCCTGCAGGATTTTTGAGATGTGATGGATCTATATTGAAACAAGAATTATATCCAGCATTGGCAGAAGTTCTTGGATTAGGATCTGACTCTAAATTTGCTAAGATACCTGATGAGATGGCAGATGATGAGTTTCAGTTACCAGACATCGGTGCAAAATATCTTGTACCTGGAGCTGCTAGTGGAACATATCTTTCTCAAAATTTATCTGATGGTATAACACCAAGAATTGGTGCTGAATTTGATGTTAGATCAAATATAGGAACAACTCAAAATATTTCTTATTCTGGAAATTTTACAATTGATACTTTTACTGATGATCTAGAAGGATTTCCTTTATTTACAGGACCTGAAAATGCACCAACTGCTATCATTACAGATCAGCACTATCAGGGACATGGACATACAGGTAACCAGGCTGTTCTCAACTGTACTGGTAATTATGTTGTCTCTCCTGGAATTGGTCCAACTGATGCTTCTGAGTCTTACAGTGGCAACAATTGTCGTCCATTTGCTGGTAATTTACTTTACAGAATTTCTGCTCCAGATGATACAACTGTAACAGGTGCTTCACACACTCATAGACTTGTAGTTCCAACATCCCCGTTGGACTATACTTCCAACATGCAATACACTTATCCAACAACACAAATTCCAGCAAGTAATATCAGAACAGAGATAACTATAGATGTAAAGGATCCAGTTACTTTTGATACTGTGGTAGCTCCTTTCATAATTGTCGAATACATAATTAAAATATAAGACCATGCCAGCAATTACAGAGACATACAACAGTCCAGGTTCTTATACTTTCACAGTTCCTCCTACCGTTCAATATCTCGATTATGAGATTCATGGAGCTGGTGGAGGTGGATCGGGCAGCGATGTTGGATCTGCAGGTGGAACTGGTGGTGGTGGTGTTAGAGTTGCTGGATCGATGTATGTCACCGCAGGTAACACTCTCACCATTTATGTTGGCGGTGGTGGCGGTGGTGGAGTTAGTAACTTAGTTGGTGCTGGTGGCGGCAACGGAGGATCTACTGGAACCAGTTCTGGAAATGGTGGAGACGGTGGTAATGCTGGAAACTCCGCTGCTTCTGGTGGTGGAGGAGGCGGTGGTGCTGCTTCTTATTTTTTTGATAGTACCAATAATCAATATATTGTAATTGCAGGTGGCGGTGGTGGCGCTGGTGGTGCTGGTACTCTGGGTGCTGTATCGTATAATAAAAATGGTACTAATGCTAATCAGACATTTTCTGCTAATGCCGTTTTAGAGAATGGTAGTAATGCATCAAACTTTGCGGGTGGCAGTGGTAGTAGTCAAACCCAAACAGCTAGTGGCGGATTGAACCAGAATCCTCTTTGTTTAAATGTTAATAATGGTTGGTATACAAGAACTGGAGCTCCTGAAGATAATCCAACTGAGGGAATCAGAAAATTAGTTATTTTATGGAATGGAACAACAATTTATTACGACACTCCTCCAAGTGGAGCAACCGAAATTGTTACAGGTGGATATAGATGGACTCCTGGAACAAAAAGAGGTGAGAGTCCTTATGGTTGGTGTAGTGATGATACTTGTGGAGCATGTACTTCTCCTAGTGGAGACCACTGTAACAGTTTCGATATTACAAGATCTACAGTTCTAGATGGTCCTGCTGGTGGCGGTGGTGGTGGTGGTACCCCTGGTGGTGCTGCTGGAGCTACTCCATCAAATGATCAGAATGCTCAAGGTGGTAGTGGTGGAGGAAGTTATTATAATCCTTCATATCACACCAATTCTATTATTGGATTAATTGCACCCATTATTGCTGTTTCTAGCATTGGTACTGGTGGAGGACAATCTGCTGCAGGTCAAGATGGATATGTAACATTTACATACGACAGTGAAGATGGCAATCCAAATCCAGTATTAAATTTTGAGACTAAAAATGGTGCCGATATTAACACACAATATACAACTGTTGATTCAGTTTTAGTTAGTGGAATCAATATTGAAGTTCCATGTAGTGTTAACAATGGCGCTGAAATTATAAAAAATGGTGTTAATGTAGGAAGTACAACAAATGTTGTTGTTGGAGACGAATTAGAACTTACTATGGTGTCTTCTAATGTATATACAACAGTAAAAACTGCAATTTTGACTTGGGGAGATACAGGAGAAACAGTTGATGCTCAATGGAGCATTGTAACTAAAGATCCTCCACTGTTGATTCCTAATCCATTTGATTTTACTGATGTTGATGAGCAACCATTAGATACAGATATTATTAGTGACGTTGCTGTAATTACTGGTCTCACAGAGGATGCTGTGGTCAGTGTGACAGCAACAATTAACGGATTGGCAAATCAATTTGCATCAATCATTCTCGATGGAGTTGATGAGAATGCAAGTAGTGCCACCATATCAAATGGTCAAGAATTACAAATAAGAATGTCTTCTGGATCTACAGTTAATACTGTTAGCACAGCATTTGTAACTGTTGGATCTGGATCTATTGTAGATTGGGATGTAACGACTATTTTGGTTATCGATGATAACCCAGATCCTTTTAACTTCCTTGATGCTGCAAATGTTGCTGTCAGCACAGTAATTGAGAGTAATGTGCAAAACATTACTGGTATAAACACTCCTGCTTTGGTTAGTATTACTGAGCAGGGTGGTACTGCAGCAGATTACGAAATTAAAATTGGTAACGGTGCTTGGGTAACACCAGATGCTACTACTAAAGTTGCAAATACAGAAACTCTACAAATTAGGACAACTTCTCCTTCTCAACCAAATGACAACAAACTTGCATTTATTAAAGTTGGAGAAGCTGCTAGTGCTTTCACAGATGATTGGAGAGTCATTACAGGAACTGCTGGTGATACTGTACCTGATCAATTTACATTTAATGATAGAACTAATCAGTTTGCAAATAGTTTAATTTATAGTAATACTATTGTGCCAGCTGGAATCACATCATCTGCTCCTATAATTGTTACCGTAAATGCACAGCAAGCTACTAATCATGGGGTAAGTTTTGATGGTGGATCTACATGGCAAACTGTTCCATACAGTGGTTCATACACACCAGGAGATCCTGTTGGTTTGAGATTACAGACATCAGGTTTTGGAAGTCCAACAACATCTATAACAGTTAGTATTGGTGGAGTTCAGGATACCTGGACTGTAGATACATTAGCATCATCTCCAGAGGGAAATGATAAATCGACGTGGTATAATGCTACTCCAAGAACAAAAGTGGATGGATTGGCAATTGGAACTATTATTAGTATTTTCAGAGATTCTCAGGGTAACTGGGGACAATTAGATGGTGAGTTAGATTCCAGATATCCTGGATTTATTGAATGTGCTGGACAACAATTATCTGTTCTTAATTATCCAGATCTATGGGAAGTCATTGGAAACAGATATGGTGGTGATGGAGAAAAGTTTGTCTCAGGTCAAACTGTTACTTACTTTGGAAACTTCAATCTTCCTGACACAAGAAATAGAAGAATGTTTGGAAGTGGTAATGTAGATGGAAACTCTTCTGCCTCTCCTATTGCACCTACACGATTTGCTCCTCCTGGATTATCTGGAACTGGTTCTGGACAAACAGCTGGATCTGTTGGTGGTGATTGGTATATTGATACTGTAGATGCAGGCGGACCACTACCACTAGAACAGATAGAAGATGATGGTGATGGTGATGAGGAAGGTACTGCGGGTTCATTCTTTAGCATTGGTAATGTCACAACAACTGGATATGATGGTATATCTGGTAGTATTAATTTTAATGTTCAAGGAAATGTCTCTACTGCTGTTGGACCATTAGTTGATACTCTAACTGATATTCCTGCTCATACTCATGACATGCTCAGTGCTACTAGTTTGGATGTAAATACTGGACTCTTGTTCTGGAATGCTAGAGCTGTATATGGTCCCAACAAAGAGCTTAATAACAATAACTTGAGTGACTATCCTGGTGTTCCTGATGCACCAGGATCCAACTTCTCTGACTGGAACTTTAGTATTTCATACACAAACTGGTGGGCATCACCAACAGACAGTAGTTTGCAGTTAGAGAATACTGGTGGCAGTGACAACAGATGGCTTGGAGCATTGGATACTCTAGAATCTACTGCAACCGTTGGTTTGTATGCACCTGCAGGTGGAACTTTGACCCACTCACATTATCTTTCTGACACTGATTTTGGTGATTTAACAACAGTATATGGATGGGGTAACACAAATGGTCCTGGAGCAAAAACTAGTGGCATGGGTGGAGGTACTACCACTGGAGTAGAATTCAACCATACTGAAATGGGTAGTAGAATTAACATTGGACAGTTCCAACTAGATTCATCGAAGGCATTGATTCCAACTGTTAAATTAAAACCAAACAGAACTATTCCTCTAATCCAACCATTTTTCTCAGCAAAGTTCATAATTAAGGCATACTAAATATTTTATACTGAAATAATATAATGGCATTACAACCTATTAAACCTCTTGAGTTAATGAAAAATGAGGAACTCACAAAGTTTGAGTTCAACGATTTTATTGGCGTTTGGGAAAATTTTGTACCAAGATATCTGTGCGAAAAAATTATTAACGAATTCGAGAGACTGTCCAGCACATCATCAATTGTCACGATGGATGGTGAATCGCAATTTCACCAAAAGAAACTAGGAAGAGATGATACATCTATACTCTTGAATTCTTGTAGTGTTGAAATTGCTACTGGCATTAATCAATATTTGCAAGCATGTTCATTACATTACATTGATAAGTATTCTCAACTTAAGTCAATAAAATTATTTTCAAGTGATGTTAAAATGCAGAAGACACAACCTGAGGGTGGATATCATGTCTGGCATTATGAGAGTCAAAACTATCATCACTGTAATAGAGAACTAGTTTGGGCAATTTATTTGAATGACATTCCCGAAGGTGAAGGAGAGACTGAGTTTTTGCATCAGAGAAGACGTATCAGACCAACTCAAGGAACAGTAACTATATGGCCTGCTGGAATGACACACGTTCATAAGGGTAACACAGTCTTCACCCAAGATAAATACATATTGACTGGATGGTATTTGCAGATTCCCTAAATGACTAACAAAAACGAGAAAGTAATTTCTAAGGAAGTTAAACTTGAAGTAAATTTTAAGGATAAGGTAGTCGTTAGACCTCCACATAGAGCTGTTTGGTTGAAAGAAGATGTTTGGAACAATCTTCTTGTTCCAAATCTAGGATCTGAATGGCATCTTCCAGATAAGGATGAGATCGAGTATCTTATTTTCTACTGGGGTGGAGAGTATCTCTGCCAAAAGAAAAAAATTGTCACTGACTCAGAGGGAAATCAATATTGGAGAAGTTATAACTATCCAGAAGCATCGAATGATGAAGCAAATAGGATATATGAACTCTTTGATTCTCTAGCTGAAGTACAAAAGCACGAGAAAACATCTCAATTTATTGCAGATAGTAAGAAACTGATTGATTATCAGTATTACTATGAATCAAAATATGTAAAGAAAACTATTGAAGTACGTTCTATGCTTCTCTTCTCTGATTGGAGAATGCTTCCAGACTATCAAGAAAAGTTTGATGGTGAATTAGAAATGTGGAAGACGTGGAGACAGCATTTGAGAGATCTTCTACCAAATATTGATACGTTTGAAAATAGATACGAAGCATTTAAGTTTGCAACAACATGTAAGTTTGCGGTTGATCCAAATAATTATTTCAAAATGTATCCAAATGGTCAGGATGCAGATGGTAACTCAGTAGAATATATGGGTACAGATGATCAATTCACTAAACTAGACTTCAACGCATCTACTGATTTTGTCACCAACAATATTGTTAATGTCCTGGAATATGTAAATAAAGGACATGATGATACTGTAAAGATTACACGTAAATATTATGAACTATTGGAAACTCTCGATGCTTGGGGATTCTTCCCAGATTTAAGAATGGAGTTATTGCACGTAGAAGATTAAATTTATTGACAATATAATGATCTATACTATTAAAGTTTTAAGTGAAACCCAACTTGATACTATAAACGAATACTACAAAATCTGTGACTTTGTAGATGGGTCTATTACTGGTTCTCAAGACAAGTCTGTAAAATGGAATGAACAGATACAAGATCTTGTGCATGGTCCTAAGTTATGTGAGTATGCTGATAATCAGATAAAAAAGTCTGAATCATTGAACTACATTCTAGTTCCTAGAGCTACTACTCCCCCTTTGTTTCTCAGATATACAGAGGGTATGCATTACAAATATCATAATGATTTTTATTGCATGAATGAAGTGAGAACAGATTATAGTCTGTCGATCTTTCTCAATGATCCAGATGAATATGAGGGAGGAGAGTTGATATTAAATGTTGGTGGGAAAGAACTTGAATACAAACCACCCGCAGGATCCTGTGTAGCATATCCAACTGGTGTCTATCACAAAGTTAATGAAATTACTTCTGGTGAGAGACGAGTCATGGTGATATGGATGGAATCAGTAATTTCTGACAGTAGAATTAGAGAGGTTATCAATGACTATTCAATGACAATTATTAAAAACTATGATAAACTTAAAGATGTAGAGCTTGTTGCTGATCTTGAAAGGACAAGATATCAATTGATACGAGAATATGCACAATTTTAGTTCAGATAATATTCGTATTTTTAGAAATGTATTTTCTGAAGAGCACCGTGAATCTATTAATGTTTTTTTAGAAAGACCACTGTGGAGATATGGACATGTTACTGGATCGGGTAACACAAATGCTCCACCATTTTGGATAATGCAACTTGGAAGAGATAAACTCTTTGCAGAAACTTTAGTTCAACCAATACGTGAAGCAACTGGTGATGATTTTAAAGTGTTATCAGTTTATGCTAACGGTCAGACATATGGATTGGGTGGGCAACCACATGAAGATGGATATGATGAAAGGGCAAGAACTTTCTTGTGGTATGCTAATGGTGCATGGGATGTTAGATGGAATGGTAAGACATGTTTCATATTTGACAATGGACCAGTATGGGTCACCCCAGAAATAAATAAAGCAGTATATTTCCCTGGTCAAATCAAACACTTTGCTGAAGAACCTACAAGAACATTTGGCGGATTGCGAAAGACTGTAGCCTGGAAACTGGAGCTAGTATAACAATGCAGAAAGATTATCATAGAGGGTTTAATATCTTCAATTTAGAAACACAGGAGAAGATTTCTTATGCCAAGATGACGCCCTACAGATACATTTCTATGACAAATGAATCTGTTCCAGACGCTTGTTTGGAAACAATGAAGCAGTTGGAGGGGATTGTTCATATTGCTAGGAAACAAATTGATGGTATAAAGAAGTTTTATACTCCAGACTTAGAGCAAGTATATGGTTATGAACTTTCTTTTGCTGCATTTGAATATGACTCTAGAGTGAGAGAAATCCTCAACATGAGCACAGAACCTGTAGCGTTAGTATCATTGCGTGACAAAGGTGTTAAGATGGCAGGTAACAGTGTCTATTTTCTTCCCGATGGCACTCCAAAGTATTTGAGTATGGGTATGGGAACGAAGGAACTCGAACACATGGAAGAGTTTGCAGATTATGAAAACTTCGAAAAGATTAGAAAATCTGTTACTAACCACTTTGGATTCTTCCATGCAAAGTGGTGGTTTGATCTAACAGATACCAATAGATTTTCAATTCACATCCATGACAACACACCATATCAAATAACCAATTCTGATGTTGCAATGGGAAGAGATGAGAGACATTATCTCAGTAAAAAGAGAGAGTTCTATGATGTATTGTTAAATGATGAGATCATCACTCAAGAGAACTATGATTTCATTGTCGATAACTGTCTTAGGATGCAACATGGTACATTGAAGTATCTGTGGGTTGATAAAGCAATCGAAAGAGTAGAATTTGAGTCGATGTGTGTATATGATTTTGAGGACATTTAATGGCAGAATTTGCAGTTGAATTTGATACGAGACTACCTGATGTGGTAGTTGATGAAATTATAAAATTAGGACATGATTATCCTGTCAAAGATGGTGCTGTATTCAGACCAGATGGTGAAGTACAACATATTAGTACTCAAAGAGATTCATTGGTTTCTTATATCCCAACTGATGTTTGGATTGGACCAATGCTTTGGTATTGGATTCAAGCAGCAAATAGACGTAACTTTAGATACAACATAACGTCTTATGATACTGAAATGATTCAATATACTGAGTATAATGAGGGTCAGTTCTATCATTGGCATCCAGATCAACACCTCTATACAGAATATACTCCAAATCTTGTTCCTAGTTCTAAGTACAATCACGCATCTAATGAATCCTTTGTAGAGCATGAATATGTGAGGAAGTTAGCATTCTCATTGCAACTGTCTGGTCCTGATGATTATGATGGTGGTGAGTTACAGTTTTTGGATGCTGGTAAATTAATGACTGCTCCAAAGGCAAGAGGTAGAATGATTGTCTTTGATGCTAGAACAATGCATAGAGTGAGAAAAGTCAAGTCTGGATGTAGAAAGTCACTAGTTGGATGGATCGTTGGTCCTAGATGGTCTTGACAGTGCTCTGACATCATGCTAGTGTGTCAAGACACCAGCAGAGCGCAATGAAAATTCCTACGCAACCCGAGTTGATGCACTTGCAAATGCAAGCAATGTTACGTGATCAAAGTATTCCAGAAAGCGAACTAAGCTATATCGGTAAGCGTGTCTATCCTGAAAGTTTTAAAGCACATCCTGAATACCACGGGCAGATGATGCACTGGTATTTGATTGGTGGTGATCATGAGGTGCCTGTGTGCGACATTGCATCTGTCGATCAGGTGGACGATGATGATACTGTCCCCGAGAACGACGGATGGGGTCCATCTGGTATATAATTGTGGGGTAGTGATCTCCCAGTCATCATGAGGCATCTCTGGACGATGTGTTTATGTGTAGCAGCAACAGGTTTGTTTGCTGTTACTGTTCCAAATGACTATTCTGAGTTGGCAATGGCATTTGTCGATCTTGCTCACAGTCCTGCTAAAGCACGGGATGGTGAGAGATATTAGAAAAGTCTAACATTGTACAGGTCTCCTCACAAAACAATCTAAAATACATTGAACCACACTAAACTACTATGAACACACCAGAGAAGCATGAAAAACGCAGGGATGCACTGGGTTTGTTTTATGAGTCTGTTCTCAAAGCAGATCACAAACTGCGCCATTGTGCTCATAATCAGTCATGTTATCATGAATTGATGGAATGGCGTGAAGACATTCTACGTTACCTTGACGAACGACGCAACCAGGAATTCAACAATGACTAACTACATCAATCCACTGCTTCAAAAGACCTATGAAGAGCAACGCAAAGATCGTATGCAAGATGCTATCGATGATTACCTCCAAGATGGTAAAGTATCAGCACGACAAACGTATGAAGAGATGCTATCTGGCGTCGATGATGTGATAGAATATCACAAGACAGCATATTGTCGTGCTATGTCTCTTCGAGATCTTATGACTGGCAACACTGCTCTCAACCTAGACCACCGTATTCCTGAACGCTACTGATGACTGAAGAAGACTTTAAGAAAGCAATGGACAATGTTCTGATGATGCAGAACAACAATGATCACAACTTTCAGATCTTGCAGGCACAAATTGACCAATTGCAGCGTCAATTATCCGAACTAAATGATCTAAGGGAGATGTTCCGTCTTCCACCTCCAGAGAATAAGGATCGGGTATTGTTTGATGAACAAGAATGATTTTCAGTTGCTCCAACCTGTAGAGTATCGCGGCACAACAGGTTACATTAGCTTCATCAGTGAATACTATATTAGTATTTGCTTTATCGACATCCCATTGCCTGAGTCAGCAAACTCACGGTGGGGTCGTCACTATGTCAATTTCATCGTTTATCCCCCCAATTGGAATGAAATACGCTGTCGTTTGGATCAAGAACAAGAAGAAAAAGAGTACATCCCGCCAAGAAGCGATCTTCTACAATTTGGAAGACGCCGCTTTATGGGAACAGCACATAAACAAAACAGTACATGCTAAGACGGATATCATTCCGATTTTTAGTGACAGTTAATGAACTGGTTAGGGGCACTTGACGGTGCCCTTTTTTCATGCCATACTATCTGTATCAAAGCAAAACACTATGTTCCCTGCCAAACTGCTTGAAGTTCTCCAGTATCTCAACAGCATTGTCATCGCTGTCAGCGAGAGTCATGAGGATGGTCGTGTGAATAGTATCGATGATGAGGATACTATCATTGACCTGCTGATTGAGAAGTATGGTGAGGAGAATATCATCAAACCACCTCCGCGTTGCTGGTGGGATGTCAAGATCTTTGGTTACTTCTTCAACATCAAATCCTCTGGATATGATGCTGCTGATAACTTTTCTTCTAAGTCTGCTATTCTGTGGGCACTCACCTCATTAAGTGAAGAAGATGTAGCTATCAAGGGCAGAGATCAGTGGAAGCAGTTTCAAGATAGACTGAAAGATGCTAAGGATACTGACAACAATAGAGACTATTATATCCTATCAATCAATAAGAATACCAATGAAGTTCATCTGTCCTCACTGAAGAGTCTGAACAGAATCACCTCTAATGGTAACAATCTACCATTCCAAATCAATTGGAAGCATAACACTACTACGGTCAGTCGTACTCATAGACAAGCATACGACTTTCTGGTACAATGTTACAAAGAATCTGTTCGCAAAAAACTAGCACAGCATGACGACTATGAATCTCTTTGAGTTACATCAAGGTGACTGTCTTTCATTGATGAATGACATTCAGGATAAATCCATCGATCTTATCTGCTGTGATCCCCCTTATGGAACTACTTCTATCAAGTGGGATGAAGTTTTGGACTTTAACACTATGTGGGCACAATATGATCGCATATTGAAACCCAAGGGTGTAATCGTGCTGTTTGGATCACAACCATTCTCCGCACAATTGATCTGCTCTAAGTTAGATTGGTTTCGCTATGAGTTGGTATGGAACAAGAACAAATGTGGTAGTCCTGGACTAGCAAAGAAGCGACCAATGAAGACGCATGAGAATATATTAATCTTCTACAAAGAAGCAGGTGGAACATATAACCCACAGATGGAAGTTGGAGAACCATATGCTCGCAAGAGTAAGAATCCTGAAGGATATGTGGGACGAAAGAATGATCATGGATATGGTATGAAACCACGTAAAGAGTTTGAGAACAAGGGAACACGCTATCCTAAGTCTATTCTCAACATCTCACGCGACTTCAGTGCTCAGCAACAGGTGCATCCCACACAGAAACCTGTACCACTGATGGAGTGGTTGATCAAAACATATTCTAATGAGGGTGACACTGTGCTGGATAACTGCATGGGATCTGGTTCTACTGGTGTTGCTGCAGTGGTACTGGATCGTCATTTCATTGGTATGGAGTCCGATGTAGAGTATTATCAGATCGCTGCGGAGAGAATCCGTGCTGCTGTGCCAGTTCAGGAACCTGCACACCCTAGCGTGACGGACCACCTGGAGCATGTATGATTACAAAGTAATCGAGAGACACCAATGCAACTCACCACACTCGTCACCACCGTTGATTTCTTTCCTGAAGCATTCATCGCTGAAGAGGACGGCGTGATCGTTAAGCGTTTCCAGAAGCGTGTCACCTTCAACTCAAACGGTCTCAAGTCTTACAGCACTGTCACAGCACTCACAGCACGTCACGAGTGGTCTGAGCGCATTGCTAACGGTGCTGAGGTCACTGGTTACAACGTAGAGCAGATGCCACGCTCTGAGTACGCTCCAATGGCAGTAGGTTGATGAGTAAGGTTAACGCTATCCAATACATGCTAGCATTTGTTATCACGATCTTCGCAATGTCATCCTATTTGATGTTCCTTGCTCATCGTGATAACAAGATGATGAACTACTATGACTCAACCATTCAAGGAACTACCAACTGATTTCCCACATCAACCACCAAAAGGTTACTCGTATTATGTTAAGGAACATAAGACTAACATCATTGGCATTTGG